TGATCTCCGCCAGGAGCTCGTTGGCGATCTCCAGGTACGACGTGCCGATCTCCCACTCCCTGTCCGACTGCAGCGTGGCAGCCGAGGGCGTGACGTGCGAGCTGAAGACGCCCGCGCCGTTGATCAGCAGCGTGACCGCGTTCGTGTAGCTGGTACCGGCCGCGATCCGGTAGACGCCGGTTGCCTTCTTGGCCTGCAGCATGTAGCCCAGGTCGTAGCACTCCAGCTCGTCGACGCGCTCCGCGCCGTCGTAGCTGCTGGACACTGACGCCACGCGGTAGACCCCGAGGGGCTGCTCTATGCCGTCAATCCGCAGGAAGGGCCGGATCTGGTCCGCCAGCAGGTCCACGTCGGGATCGTGCCGGATGGAGACACGGCAGGCGGACTTCAGGTCCGCCTCCATGTCTGCCATGACGTAAGGAGCTGACGCGCAGGCCAGCTCCTTGTACTGTACGCCGTTCCGGTAGGCGTATACGCGGTGAGATATCTCCCTAATCATCGACGACCACCTCTTCGTCCGAGCGGTCGAGCTGGGCCAGGGAGATCGTGTACGTGGGGAAGAAGACGTTGCGGCGCAGCGTCAGATCTGCCAGGATGCCGGTGACCAGGGTGTCCTTGTCTTTCAGGATGACCTTGGTGCCCACCAGCCCCTCCAGGTGCGCGACGTCGTTCTCGTTGACGAAGCCGACCTGGAAGGACAGGGTCTTGGACCAGTGCTCAGACAGCTCGGCGCGGGGATAGGCGTGCCCGGCGTAGTAGGTCTGGGAGACCTGCCGCGCCAGCCTCGTGGTCCTGGTGCCCGCCTGCTCCGGCGTGAGCTTGCAGTGGATCCAGTCCCCGGAGTCGGCCGCGCCGATCACCGTGCCCTCGAACGTGGCGGTCAGGTTGACCGTCTGCTCCGCGTAGTCGTCCGTCTCCGGGTTGGTGGCCACGATCCTGTAAGATGTCGTCCCGGACAAATAGTAGTCCATATAGAACCACTCGGTGGTTCTCTTCACCAGTACTCCGTCCCGATAGATCCAGAATTCGCTAAGTCCGGGTGTGGGAAAGAATCTCATCTCGACGTTTTCGTCAGGAGTGGGGTATGCGACTCCGACGGAAGGCACGGCAGAACCTCCGGGGCGGGTCGGTGTAAAAGTGGCTTCGGCCCAATCAGACCAGAGGCCGTACTTGTTCTGCACGCGCACGCGTGCCGTGTGGGCCTGCCCCATGGCCAGAAAGACCGGCGACTTCGCCGTCGCCTTCGTGCCGAAGACCGGCCCGCTGTCATAGTCGTCGAACTGATACTGATAGGCCTGCTGCCCGGAAGCGGTCCAGCTGATCTCCGCCCTCGGGGAGGCCTTGGTGACTCTCAGGCCCGGCGTCGCGGGCTGGGTGATGCTCGTGATGCTCGCCCAGTCTGACCAGGTCCCGGCCGTCATGTCGGTGTTGTAGGTCCGCACCCTCCACAGCGGGTTCCCCGCGGGGAAAGTTCCGGCAGCTGCGACAAAGCTCGTCGCGCCTGCGGAGCGCCCGGCTGCCGCCCTGTCCTGATCGCTCATGAGGGCTATCACGTCGGCGTCCGTGCTGTCGGCCGCTCCTGCCTGCTCGGAAGCGCGATATCCGGATGCGGTGGTTCCTCGCTCTACCTGCACGTCTTTGATGTGCCAGGTCTCGTTGTATGAGGATGATGAAACGTAAATGCGGACGTAGTCGGGAGTTTTTTCGGGGTCTGTGGTGATGGTGCGGTAGGCCCACGCAGTCGACGTTGAAGGCACGCTCGTCGCGGCATCAGACGAGGAATCTGTATAGTACACCTTGATTCGGAGCCCCTGATCGCTGACCGCGGTGTGCCGGTGCGCGGCGAGTCGTATCGTATACGCCCCGGCGCTGCCCTCCGGCCAGACAAAGAGCTTTTTTGTTGTGTTGGACGCTCCCGGAAGTCCTGAGTAGTCCACTCCGTCCGTGGACGTCCAGCTGATTGATTCGAAGGCGGTCTTTTGAAAAATGTTTACCGCCCGGTACTGTGCTATCATGGCCGCCGCCACGCTGCCCCCGGCGATATCAGTGACCGTCCCGCTCACATCTTTCTGGATATCGCAGCCCATGGGCTGCGTGCCGGTGCTGATATTGTGTATCCAGGAGAGTACCGTGGCCTCGGAGCCGTTGATGGCGATGTCCTTGGGTGCCAGGATCTCCGCCTTGCCCGGGGCGACCTCCGCCGTGTCCAGGGTGGTCCAGTCGGAGGAGGCGGTGCTGCCGTCCGTGCAGGTCACGACGACGCGCCACTGCGGCGACGTTGTCGTGAAGGTCCCGGCGGGCAGCGTGTAGCTCATCGTCCCGCCGTCGATGCTCACGGACTGCGTGGCGCTGCCGGAGGACGCCCTCCAGTAGAACACGGCGCTGGCCTGGGTGAACTCTCCGACGCAGGGCTTGGACGTGCCCAGCGTCCAGGAGAACGTGGTGTCCTCCGTCTTGGGGCAGAAGGTCCCGGCTGCGGGCGTCACGCTGGCGATGGTGGGCGTGGCAAGCTCTGTCCCGTCATACGTGATCGTCAGCATCGGGCGGTTGGCTGCCGTGCTGTTCAGGTGAGTGTAGATCTCGCCGGTAGGCTTGTCCACCACCAGACCGTTTTTGAGCATCTGGATCAGCCCGGGCGGCGTTTCTCCCGTGCCTCCGCTGTAAGATTTCGTCTCCCAGGCGGTGCCGGTCCAATAGACATATTGTGCGGTGCATTTGTTGCTCTTGGGCCCGGTCCGGCCGAAAAACTCATAATTGACCGTCGCGGGGTCGTAGGCTTTTACTATCGAGTCAATGAAGGCGTATTCCCTGGCGCTTCCGGATGTCGCCCCCCTCATGCTGACCTCTATCGACTCGATCTTGCCATACAGGGCGCCGCTGGGTAGTCCGGAGAACCCAAGCAGGAGCATCTCCCCGGCCGCCAGCGTGATTGAGCCGGCGTTGACGTCTTTATGTGTGGCTTTGTATATGCTGCTGATCACTGCCCCGGAAGAGGCCGTTAGGGTGATGGAGCTCATGTGGTCGCCCCCATTCGTTCGCGCTGCTTGGCGTTCTTCGCGATCTCGATAATGTCGTTAAACTCTTTGACGCTCTTGGCGTCGATGGTCACGTAGATGGTGTCCCCGCCCAGGTCTCTGGACTCGGAGGCGGAGTAGATCTGCGAACCGGCCGGGAGCCGTACGGCCTCCGGACCGTTCTCGCCCACCCAGGTCAGTCCCCCACGGAAGCTGGCCGCGCCGGCCGCGTGTCCCATGACCCGCTTGTTCTCGCCAAGCCACTCAATCGAGATATCGTCGTTTGACCAGCTGCTGGTCCATCCGCCGGTGACGGAGTCGTACACCATATCGGAACCGCGGTAGATTCTTCGCTGCTGGGCGCTCATCTGCCCGTTTTTTATATTCAGGCCCATGCCTGTCTTTACCTGATCCCAGTTCAGAGTCAGGATGCCTCCCACCACGGTGGCCATGTCCGCGATGGGGGCCATGGCGTCGGCGATGGTGTCGAAGGCTTTGGCCACAAGCGGGGCGGTGACCGTGGCCAGATCTCCCAGCGGCTTGAGCAGGTCGGAGACGATGGCCAGCATCTCGCCGAAGGATTCGACGATGCCGGTGTCCGCCAGGCCTTTCCCGATCTTGTCGATGAACTCCGTGGCGTTCTCCGTCATCTTCTGCAGCGCCGGGGCGAACTGCACCGCGATGGCCTGCTTGGATGCTTCGATGGTCTTCTGGTATTTCTGCTGGGCGTCATCCAGGTCCGTCAGCGCCTTCAGGTCGTCGTGGGAGAGGACGTAACCCATGTCTTTTGCTTCTTTAGCGTAGCCCTGCAGCGTGCGGCTGCCTGCCGCGATCAGCGGGTTCAGGTCCGTCGCACTCTTGCCCAGCAGGTCCATGGCCAGGGCGTCGCGCTTCGTTTCGTTGCTGATCATGCCCAGAGCGTCGACGACCTCGTAGAACACGTCCTCGGAGTCGCGCAGGTTCCCGCTGGTGTCAGTCACGCGGATGCCCAGGGACTTGAAGGCCTCCGCCTGCTTTTCGGATCCTTCCGCTGCCGAGTCCATGGAGCGCGTCAGCTTGGTCAGGGCCCCGGTCATGGTGTCGACGGAGACGTCAACGAACTCCGCGGCGTACTCCCAGCTCTGCAGCGTGTCGGTGGATATCCCAAACTTGGCCGCGCTGGTGGAGATCTCGTCGGCGTGCGCCGCTGCTTCCTTGGTCAGCGAGGCCAGCGCCTCGGCGGCCTTCACGGCCACCGTGACTACCGCGCCGATGGAACCGGCAAGGGCCACCAGCTTCGGGTCCAGGTTTCCTATGCCGGAGATCGCCTTCTTCATGCCGTCCGGCAGCTTGATGCCCAGCTTCTCCGTCAGCGCGTCCACGACGTCGCCCATGGAGCTGGAGGACTCCGCGTTCTCGTTCTGCGTTTCGGTGAGATCGCTCAGATCGTTCTCCGTGGTCTTGACCGCCGTGTCCGCATCCAGGAGCCTGCGCTGCCAGGCCTGCGTGGTGGCGTCCGTTTTCTTCTGGGCCGCCTCCAGTTCCTTCAGCTCGGCCTCCAGGGCGTTGAGCTCCTTGTCCGCGTCCTTGACGGTCCGGACGTACTGCCCGGTCTCCTCGTCGATGACGTCGAAGGTCTTGCCGTACTTCTCCATGCTGGCGCGCATTTTGTCGATGACTTCCTGCTGCGCCTTCACCGCGTCGGCCGCGGCGTCTGATTTTTCTTTTGCCCGGTCGTAGGCTTCCCGGGTCTTGGCCAGCACTTCCTGCTGTTTGGCCAGCTTGGCGGACAGGTTGTCGCTGACGGCCGCCAGCTCAGCTGCGGATCCCTGCTGCTTGGCATAGGTGGCGCTGATGTTCTTCGCTTCCGCGTCGAGAACGCCCAGCTCCGACTTTATGCCCGAGATCGCGTTCTTGTATTCCTTCTCGCCTTCGAGGGCAAATCTGGTCTTGATTGTGGGCAATTAACCGCGCCCCCCTTTGAGATAGTCAGATAGTGATACCTTCGGCTCCGGTGCCGGTGGCGGCACCGAGGCCCGCAGCAGCGCGGTCACCCGCGCAGGCGTCGCCGTCTTCCAGAACGTCGCCTCCGGCTGGTGCAGCACTGCCGTCCAGATGTACAAATACCACGGCAGGTTCAGTGACCTGCCGTGGCTTGCACGTTTTTTTCGTCGCCCTCGTCGGACTGTTCTTCTTCCTCCCCGGAGCTGAGGGCGTCCTTGATGAGCTCCATGAGGGTGCTCCTGATCCCGACCATCTCCGCCGGTGCGATCAGCCTGCCGAGCTGGCGGGCCGTCACCCGCTCAGGGCGGCCGGTCTCGTCGTTTGCGTCGTTGATAAGTGCTGCGCAGAACTCCAGGGCGGCCTTGCCGCTCAGCTGGAGCGCGTCGATGATGTCACCGTCGAAGGCCTCCTGGACGTCTGCCCACACGTTCATGTTGCAGACGACCTGGTAGGTCTCCCCGGCCACGGTCAGGTCCCGCCTTTTAAGCCTGATGTCCCTCATAGGTTACGAGGGGTTGGGGGTGGTGAATGTGGTCGAGATCCAGCTGGTGGCGTCCGATTCGGTGGCAAACGTCCCCACGTCTATGATGCTCTTCCTGGTATCGTCGGCCGCCAGGAACTCGCCGGTTACCGTAGGCGTGGAGAAGACGATGCTCTCGCCCTTGGTCTGCAGGCTCATGCTGGGGTAGCCGAACTGCGCCTTGAATACCACTATGCCCGTGTACTTGGTGACGCCGTCCACGACGTCCGGCGCGTAGAAGCCGACGCCAACGTACTTGGGCGCCGAAGTGCCTTTGAGACGGTGGGAGACTTTGGCGCTCGCTCCGGTTCCCCTGGTAATGGTATCAAGGTCGAAAAGCAGCGCCTGGGCAGCGTCGGGGATGTACTTGACGCCGATGGATATGCTGCCGCCGGTCACAAGCTTGATAAACTCTGCCAGGCGGCTCTCAGCGTACAGGCGGCCTTCGGCGTACCTCAGTTCCAGGTTGACGTTCATGGCGTCACCGCAAGAAACGGGGCTCCCATAGGAAATCGTGTTGCTCGAACCGGCCGTATAAGCCGCCACCTGTATTCCGCGAAGGTCAAACTGCGGCAATATAAAC